GGAAACAAAAATTATTCATGATGCTATATCAAACAAGTACAAAAAATCGAGTGCCAATGAAATATTATTGGTTGTTCAGAACAAATCACAGCTAGAACCCGTGTTTTTGCGTCTTATTAATTTCTTTAGAAGGCATTCTCTATTGAAGTACTTTGTTGATAGGTTTAGCGTCAATATGTCAAGTCATGAGATAAGACTATTGAATGGTTGTCTGGTAAGATGTAGAATTGTTGGTTCTACGGCAGATAGCAATGTTATCGGTCTTCACGTTCCGTGTATATATGTTGATGAGGGTCAGGTTTTTAACTATGCAGCATGGAACTCACTGATGCAATGTTTAACCACGTGGGACGAAGGTTTTAATTTGTGGGTTAGTGGTGTTCCTAATGGTTTACGTGAAAAGAACGTTCTTTTTGAATGTGACCAAGTAGACCCAAAGTTCTCACGTCATAATATATCAAGATTAAGCAGTACAAGGTACACAAAAGAACAACACCAAACAGACCTCAAGCAGTATGGTGGTGAAAATGGTGATGATTATGTTCATTTGGTTCTTGGTGAACACGGGTCACCCGCTTTTTCAGTATTCGACAGAAAGTTGATGAGAATAGAGGACTATCCAGTGACAGTATCTATTTTGAATAACATATCATTAGAGCAGCATGGCGGGCAATATAACGAACTTTTGATAGCACCAGAACTTACCGCCGACATACAGAAAAGACATGATTTGATAATTGCTGGAATAGATGCTGGTTTCTCTAATGACCCAACCATAATTACTATACTGTGGAGGGATAGAGAAACTTTGGTGTGGAGAGAACTTACTAGGTTTGAATTGAGAAGAATCAAATATCCAATACAGGCAAAGATAATTAACTGGTTGGACACTATTTACAGGTTCAATATGATAAGCATTGATGCTGGACATTCTGGTTTGGCGTTGTGTCAAATATTACAAGATGAGACTGGTGAGTTCAAAAGTAAGACATTTACTAAGAGATTAGTTCCTGTTGACTTTCAAGCGAATGTTGTTACTGGGTATGACGAGGATGAAAAGGAAATAAAAGATAGGGTAAGGAAATTTACAATCCAAACACTGCAAAAGTGGAGTCAGAACGACCAAATAATTGCTTTTACCACACAGGATGATGATATAATTACCGAGCTTGAGCGAGTTGGATTTACTAGAGACATGCTTGGTCAACCAAAATTCTTTGTGTATTCACCACAGGGCGGACAAAGAGGTGAAGACCACTTATTGGCTTCATTGTTGACATGGGTGTATGGGTATTATTATAAGTATTACTCTCCTGAAAAACCAAACAGTAAGGGTAAGTATGGTGATTTAGCTAAGGGTGGTTGGTTAGAGAGGTAGGTTAGGAGTGGGGGCTGGAGGTTGATAACGATATGGAAGAAAAAAAGAAAACTACAAGTAAAGTGGCTACTGGGAACATAAGTCCAGGTAAACTGGTAAAAGCGTCAATTAATATTCTAACAGACCCGACGCAGACTGGGTTACTGTTCACTAACGATGTAGACAGAATGGAGATACCAAAAGAGTATCACAAGTTGATAAAGACTTGTAGATTCTTCTACAAGCGTGACCCAATTGCTGGCACTGTTTTGAATAAAATGGTTGATTGTGCCATTACTCCTCTATCAAACAAGAAATCAGAGTGTACCGATGATGAATATGAAGTATATAATGCTTTAACTGAGATGCTTCAAGAGTTCTTCAGAAACGTGTGCCTAGAGTATTTACTTTCTGGTTTAGTTATTCCACATTATGAGTGGGCGAGAGTGAGTGGTAGTGACCTTTCTCAAAAGTTAAACTCTAGACGTAGAGTGACCGTCCCCGACAACATTTGGTTTAGAGACCCCGCAACGGTTACGGTTAAGAACTCAGTTATTCCGAATAAAAAATATTATTTTGTTGATGTTGACGCAAGAACTATATCATTTGTTAAGAATAAGGGTAAGTATCCTGATGGTACAGTTGATAAGGAAACGTATGAGGAATTAGTGAAAAACTATCCAGCATTTGTAAAAGCGATACAGGATTTAAAGGGCACCAAGATGCAGATTAGGTTGGAAGATGTTAGACCAATTCTTGCTAAGACACTTCCAGAGGATGCATACCCAGTACCTTATATGAGCAACGCCCTTGAGTCCTTGGTTCATAAGAGAAATTTGAGGAAAATGGACTATGCGATTGCGGCTAGGGTAGTTTCTGCTATCCAACTTATTAAATTGGGTAGTGATACGTTCCCATGTACAGATGACGCAGATTTTGACCACATCAAGAACCAAATGAACTATAGAAGTTCTGTAGGGTATCAAGAGCGAGTATATCAGTTGTTTGCCAACCATACTCTTGAGATTGAGTGGGTGTTTCCTAACACAGAGGCTATGATAAACACCGAGAAGTATCGTGCTGTTGAAGATGACATCATTGCGGCATTTGGATTTCCTAGGACGTTGATTACTGGTGAAACTTTAAGGTCCAATGTTCAAGGTGGTTCAGACTTTGCAGCATTTTCTCCTATTGCTACTATGGAAACCATAAGAGACAGATTGCTTGAGTGGACTAAGGAGTTATACAAGGAAATCAGGGATAAGAATGAACATATCAAAAATTATCCTATGCCTCAATTTACACCGATGAGACTTTATAGATTACTTGACCTTAATGTTATTGGTCAGTCACTATACATGGAAGGTAACATCTCAAGGACATCAAGGCAAGAACTTGTTGGATTGGATTTTGAGACTGAAATTGAGAGAAAGGTTCAAGAAGAGAAAGAGATGAAGGAAAAAGGTGTTGAACCAGCTCCTCAGTTACCGTTCTCTTCACCGCAAATAGGAAAAACTGGTAGACAACCTCAGCAAGAAGAAAATGATAGTAGTGGATAGCAAATGAAAGGAGTAATATTAGCTGGTGGTCTAGCTACTAGACTTAGACCATTAAGTAACGTTGTTAATAAGCACCTGTTTCCAGTGTTTGACTTACCTATGATATACTATCCTGTTAAAACTCTGTTAAATGCTGGAGTAACTGATATATTAGTAGTTATTGGTGACAGGTCTGCTGGTGACATAGTTAACCTACTTCAAGATGGTTCAGAATTAGGAGCAAGTGTGTCCTATAGATACCAGCACGGTGGAGCTTTAGGTATTGCACATGCGCTTAACCTTGCACGAGATTTTGTTGATGGTGATTTTGCTCTTATTCTTGGTGATAATATTTTCTTTGATAAGTTTAACTTTTCAGAAATGCTAGTTCCGCATTTATTTTTAACTACTTCTAACACACCAGAGAAGTTTGGTGTAGCAGAGATAAGCAAAGGTAAAATTATTCGCATAGTTGAAAAACCAAAAGAATTCATCTCTAGTTTGATAGTTACTGGGCTTTACTTGTATCCGAAAAGCGTATTTGGGTTGATTGATGACTTAAAACCATCAGCCAGAGGAGAGCTTGAAATAACGGATTTGAACAACTTGTTAGGTAATTGTGACTACACAACAGTAGATAAGTGGTTTGATGTTGGTGAGTATGATACGCTTCTTGAAGCATCTAATTATGTAAAGGAGTTAAGGTGTCTCTAAAAAGGTATGCTGGTGCCACGTATGACAAAGAAGAAATACTGAAGATGTTTTCAGCAATCTTGGATGGTTGGTGGAGTGGTGGAAGGTATACCAAAGAGTTCCAAGATGACTTTGCTCAGTTTGTTGGTATAAAACATGCACTGGCTTGTAATTCTGGTTCATCTGCTAATCTATTAGCTGTTAGTGCATTAGAATTGGACAAAGGAAGTGAAGTGATAACACCCCTTTGCACATTTCCAACTACTCTTAATCCAATAATTCAATGCGGTCTCGTCCCCGTTTTTGTAGATGTGGATGATACTTTTAATATAAATACCAAGATTTTAAGACAGGCAAGATCTGATAAAACACGTCTTATAATTATTCCACACACCTTGGGAAATCCTTGTAATATGGATGACATTGTAGACATTTGCTCAGAGTATGATTTGAGGTTAATAGAAGATTGTTGTGATGCTTTGGGAGCGAAGTACAATAATAAGTATGTGTCGTCATTTGGTGATTTAGCAACATTTAGTTTTTACCCTGCCCATCACATGACAACTGGTGAAGGCGGAATGGTTGTTACTAACAACAGTGACTTAGCCAAAAAAGTTAGAAGCTATCGTGATTGGGGTAGAATGTGCAATTGTGACCCTTGTTTAGAGATGATACAAGAAGGATATGTTTGTTCTGAGAGACTAAATTTTACTGTGGATGGTATACCATATGACAAACGATATGCTTACAGTCATATAGGTTATAACCTCAAAATGACAGAAATTCAAGCTGCTATGGGCATTTCTCAGATACAAAAACTTGGTGAGTTCATTAGGAAAAGAAACGAAAATTATAACACATTGTTAGAGTGTCTTACTGATGCTGAGTGGTTACGCTTTCCTGTTCCAAACGGAGAACCGTCTTGGTTCGTATTTCCTATGTGGATTACAGATGGGGCGCCATTTAGTAGAGACCAAGTGGTTAAGCATTTGGAAGAACACGGAATACAAACAAGACCAATATTTGCTGGTAACATTTTAAAACAACCAGCATATAATAACATACAGTGTAGGGTAGTAGGAGATACTTCATGGTCGGACAGGTTGTTCCGCAACGCTTTTTTTGTTGGTGTTTACCCTGGTTTGGATAAGGATGATATGCAGTATATTGGAGAGGTATTAAATGATATTGATAACGGGCGGACTAGGTTTTCTAGGAAGTAACTTAGCTGAAAGTTTGGTAAAAGATAATCATCAAGTTATTCTGGTAACTAGAAGCAGTGTAAAACTGTGTAATATCAACAGTATCGCTACTGATGTTATTGTTGAGTATGGGGATGTAACCGACCATGACTGGTTAACTGAGGTTATATTGAAGTACAAGCCATCAGTAATTTTTCACTTTGCTGGTCAACTAACTTCTTACGAATCTTTTGAGTATCCTCTATACGATGTTGACGTAAACTGCAAATCTACGTTAAGTATACTAGAAGCTGTTAGGCATTTAAATAACGGTTGTCGTGTAGTTTTGGGTAGTACTTTTTGGGTAGTCGGCAATCCTGCTTATCTTCCTATGGATGAGAAAATCCCTTGCAACCCACAGAATGTTTACGCTGCTAATAGGTTGGCAAGTGAGCACTATTGTAAGATATACAACAGAGTTTACGGTTTAGACACAGTAATCATGAGGTTGACCAATACGTATGGGGTGAAGGAGCAGTATGATAACAAAAAGAAAGCAGCCCTTAATTACTTATTATACAGGGGTATGAACGGTGAAGCGGTTACAATATACGGTAAAGGTAACTTTTTCAAGGATTATATCTACATTTCTGATGTTGTGACGGCAGCTAAGTGTATTATGGACCAAGGCACTGCTGGTGAGTGTTATTTTGTTGGTACTGGTATTAAAACTTGGTTCCATGATATTGGTAGGTGGATAAAAGAGTTAACAGGATGTGAAATTAAGTATATTGAACCACCTGAGTACCATCAAAAAATTGATGTTGGAAGTACTGTGATCGATAATCGGAAACTTGTAGAACTTGGATGGGATTGGAAAGTAAAAGTTAAGTATGGGCTTAAGTTTACCTTAGACTATTACCGCAGTGAGGGATTATGAAGATATGTATTACAGGCGGAGCAGGCTTTATAGGCACCAACTTTATTAAGTTTTTACGTAGCAAGTATTTTAACTTAAAGATTGTTGTTATTGACAAGTTAACATACGCTGGAAGTAAAGAGAACTTGGACGGACTTGGTGTAGAGCTTATTGAGAAGGATATTTGTGACCTACAAGTGTCGGACTTTGATGTTTTTGATGCAGTTTATCACTTTGCTGCTGAGTCACATGTTGATAGAAGTATTTTGTCCCCACATATTTTTCTAAGAAGTAATATCATAGGAACAGTTAATTTATTGGCTTTATGTAAAGAGATGGGGGTCGGCAAGTTTATTTACATTAGTACTGATGAAGTATACGGGTCTGTTAATTGTCCGAGTAGGGAAACTGATATACTCAATCCATCATCTGCTTATTCTGCCAGTAAGGTTTCTGCTGAGTGTTTTTGTAAGGCTTACTATAAGACTTTCAATATTCCTGTAATTATAACGAGGAGTTCCAATAATTTTGGACCTCATCAGCATTCAGAGAAATTAGTTCCTGTCATTATTACTAACGCTATTAACGATAAGAAGATACCAATATATGGCACTGGTGGAAATATTAGAGACTGGATTTATGTAACAGACAATTGCGAAGGCATAGAATTTGTTGGTCAAAAAGGTAGTGTTGGGGAAATATATAATGTTGGAGGTGGTCGTCAGTTAACTAATATTGAAATTGCTAATGCAATATTGGACATATTGGGTAAACCAAAGACACTTATAGAATTTGTAGCTGACCGATTGGGGCATGATGCTGAGTATAGTTTAGATTGTTGGAAGGTTAATAGATTAGGGTGGAAACCAAAATATGATTTTGGTAAGGCTTTGGAAACTACAATTGGATGGTATAAAGAGAAATGGAAAAATTAGTTATAGCAGTTCCTACTTTCAACAACATTAAATATACAAAGCTGTTACTTGCGTCTATAAAATGTTCATTTCCGCATGAGATTTTAGTTATTGACAATGGTTCTGTGGACAATACTGTTGAATGGTTGATTGATAATAGAATTAATCACATAGCTTACAAAGAAAACCGAGGGTTCTCGTATGCTTATAATGAGGCGATGGATTATACCTTCTGTACAGATAACTTTTTGTTGTTTGCGGCAAATGATACTGTATTTTACCCAAACAGCATAGACCACATGGTTCTAGCACTGCTTGAGTCAGACTTTGAATTATTTTGTGGTCATGAAATTTTAAATAAGGTAACTGTTGAAGGAGTAAATGTCAACGTTCTGAAAGAATTTCCTTATCCGTTTTCTTTTAAGAAGAAGGAATATAATAAGTTAGTATACGTAGATGGTGGGTTGAACCATAGTTGTATTATTCGGCAAAAATCTTCGTTTGATACGATTGGTTATTATGATGTGAATTTCTACCCTGCTTACTTCGAAGATAACGATTATGCTCGTAGGTGTAACTTGTTAAATGTAAAGTATGGTACAGTAATTTCTGCCATGTTTAAGCATTTTTGGAGTAGGACTATTTATGAGGGAGGTGCTAAGGAATTAAACGATAGGAGATTTTCTAAGAACAGAGAATA